TCTATTAAATCCTTTAGGGCCATCTCTTCTTTCATTATTTTGATTTGCAGAGTATCTAGAAACTTGAATTCCATATATGAATCCCATCTTAAAGAATTCTTTAGCATTAACCGCCTCTGACTTTGGTTGTTCCATGAGTTTATTTGCGGATAATTTCATAGATTTGCGATTTAACATTCTCTCTCTTTCATCCAAAGATTTGTCTTTGTCTAAAAGTTGTTTAAATAAATTTTTAGATGTTATTTTCATTTTAAGCTAGAGATAGATATGGATTTGAAATAACATCAATAAAGTTAACTGAACTAACAGTTTCGCCTATAGACTCAGATTCAATTGAAGATGCTGTAAAAGGTGGTGATGTAGATTGATTATCAGATCCACCAACAGTTTGTGATATTGGAGGCAAAATTTGTACTCCCATGTCATCATCAGGTGGAGTTAGATCATTTGATTTGACTTGAGGTTTTGAAACAGATTCAACTAAACCTCCCTGATTGTATCCTTTTACTTCATACTCCTTTTTAGTATTGGATTTAAAGTTTGAAAAACTACTAAAGAGAGAGGTTGGATTTATCTGTCCCGATCTATATCCCACAGTTCCTTCTAAGGATTTTGAAGTTTCATCCATTCCACCGTCTTTTCCATAAGTACTAAAACCTTTCGTTATATCAATGCCTCTTGATTCTAAATCTATTTTTGTAGCTGCATCCTTCTTTGCAGCTGTGGCATATGATGCATCACTATTTGCTAAAATATTAAACATTGTGTCATCGTCTAATCCTGTTCTTCCCTGTAGAACATCTTCAATAGTGACATTTTCAAATCCTTTAATTTTGTGTATTTCACCAAGAAGTTGATCTTTATGTTCTATTAAATCAGGAACTCCAATATCTACACTTTTTGATGTCAACGTTTCAGTCTCAGTAAGAGTTTCTGTAGTTTTATCAGTACCATCATCATATGTTTCTGTATCACTATAATGATCATAATAAGATTCACTTATAGAACTACCAACCATATCTGTCTTATGACTAAAAATAGTTGTACCATCAGAACCCTTTATTTCATATGAATCTGAGGAACGGCCTTTACCAGTATCAAAAAATGATTCTGTTATTACATTTGATTTAAAGTCTCTAGGATCCTCTCTTCCTATGGAAAGTTCAAAAGATGAAGTGGGTTCACTTGTCGAACCAGCCGCAGCATTAATATTTTTTAAAGCATCAACACCAACTTGATTTACTGCATCTTTTGATATAACAAACTCGCCAGGCGTCAACATGGCAGGAACAGTATCTGCATCTCCTGAGCCTGAAACTTGACCACCAAGATTATATTTTTTCTTTTCTTTAAATAATTTAGATCCAGCACCAAGAAGACCCAAAGCAGCAAGAGATCCTAATTGACTATTAGCACCAGATACAGCTTGATTAGCTATATCACCTAGACTCTTTACTAAATTAGACTTACCAGTCTTTTTTTTATCTTCTGCAAAAGGAAGATCATCTTTTAGTTGATCAGCTTTTGATTTACCACCTTTTTGTTGTTTATCTTGCTGAGCAACAATATCATCTGCTAACTTATCTAATTGTTTTGTTTTTTGTTTCTGTTGAACTATGATATAATTTGTTATTTCACTTACGCCTGATTGAACATCTATGAGAGAGGATTGAACTGCTTGAATTAATTGACTGTTTTGTTGAGCAAGAGAAAATGTAACCTCCGACTGTGCCATCGCAGCCTGAGCCAACTCATTAACTGGTTGAAGTGATTGAAAAAAACTATCAACGTTAATTTTTTGATTAGATTGTTCTAATTCCTCATCCATAATTTTGAGCGCCTTCTTGTTGTTGTCTCTTTAAATTTTCATTTTCAATATAATCTTTTAGAAGAGCCAAATAAATGTCTCTTTCCCAAGGCAACATGTTTTCTAACTCTGTTAAGCTATATTTATGGTATTGCATGAGAGCGAAATTAATACGATAATACGATTCAAGATTCTCTCTTGCAATACTTAACCGAAAAAATCGGCTAGGCCCTCCAAAACGATATTACTTTTCTTTTTCGTATTTGGATTTATTACCTCAATTGTATGAGATAATTTAGGCATCGTTGCAAAAAATCTTTCTACTTCTTTATATTGTTTTGAATTCAGTTGTTCTATAAATTGTTTCCTTTCATTAGATGTATAATCTTTTGAATCCCATGCTTCCTCCTTAGTATAAACTGTATCCATACAATCTGCGACTAATTTAAAAGTTTTATCAACAAAAGTATCTGGATCATCTTCTGTATCAAAATTATTTTCAATAAACTGATTCAAAGATGGATATTTCATACGAAGTGTCATATTTTTATCAAGAACAATATCTTGTGTATGACCTTCTGGTCTGACAACCTCTATCTCATCAACATAAACCGTTACAGGAACCTCAGTTTTTCTATCATCTGGACAAGTGACTGTAAGTTTGATATCTTCTCCAATTGATTTAGCACGAATATTTAAAAATATATACTCAATATCAAATGTAGGTAGACTATCAACCTTTATTCCTCTAGTTAAAATACATTTTTTTAAAACGTCTTTAACTGCATTAGTAATATCATTTTGATCTTTTGTTTCAAGAGCAATAATTAATATTTTTTCCTCTTTCACCAAAAATGGTCTATATTTAACTTTTTTACCAGAGGAAGGTAAACTCAACTCATATGTCGGAGTCGTAATTGTTGGTAATGGCATAATAATTTAGAAAATTATCGACGATTGTAATTTGGAAGATTTGATCTTATTTGGCGAGCTTCTTCTTTAGTAACTCTATATCCTGTTGGATCTGATGGAAGATTTGTCCCTATTTGTACGGTTGTAGGAACTGGATCGTCTCCTGTTCCATCGTCAAGTACAACACCATGTACTTGATCATAATTATAATCCGTGAAGTATCTATCATAAGCAAGTTGCACACTACATTTTAACACATTTGAGTTACCATAGGCAACTCTCATTGATGTCATATTAGTAGGCCAAACATTAATAAATTCATAAGTCAGAAGTTTAGTTGTTGATTTTCTTATTTTAATTTTTTCATGAAAAGTAGCTGCGTCATCAGTGTTGATTATTCTCTCTTCATCTATTTGGTCAACTAAAAAATCATTTTCAAATTTTGTTATATGTAATATCTCTTTATAAGTTTCTGGATAATTAAAACGACCATAAGCATTTGGATCTCTCTTAGCTGTATTTAAAGGATTAATATATGTCATCCATGATTCTAAAATTTCAAGAACTACATGATCGGCATCAACATAGAATACTAAGTTAAGTGGTGGGAAAGTTCTAAGGTTTGGAAATTCCTCTTGAATACCTTGATGATGTCCTACAGCAAGACTTGTTTGAAAACTTGTGCCTGGTATTTCTGCCTCAGTACACATTAGTGATAACTTTTCTTTAAATCCACGACCTTGAGTTCTTTTATTTTCATCTCTACTTCCAAGTTCATCCAACCAATTTTGAAATCTACCAAAAGAGAAAGTTACTTGATATAGAGTATCAAGAGAAACTCTTTGCACAGTTTCTCTAATCTCATTCATACCTCCTTTTGATCCAGCTATTATTTGATCTGGTCTGGGAAATATACTCTTAGAAACTGAATGTCTATTTGCCACGATAAATATATTTGTGTTGTTATTATTATATATGAGCTATAAGGGAATATATAGGCCTTCTAACCCTCGAAAGTACAAGGGTGATCAATCTAATATTATTTATCGCTCTCTTTGGGAGCGAAAATTCATGAATTACTGTGATTTGAATGAAAATATCATCGAATGGGCGTCTGAGGAATTTTGGATTCCATATTTAGATCCGACAACTAATCGTGTTCGTAGGTATTTTCCTGATTTTTTCATTAAATATAAAGACAAAGATAATAATATTCGTAGATCAGTGATTGAAGTGAAACCAATGAGAGAAACACTTGAACCAAAGATAACAAAGGGTAAATCAAGAAAAACTCTGATAAATGAATCAATGACCTATGTTAAGAATCAAGCAAAGTGGAAGGCAGCGAAAGAGTTTTGTGCAGACCGTAAATTAGAGTTTAAAATCATGACTGAGAAAGAATTAGGAATCAGATGAGTATTCTACAAAACATATTAGATAAAGTTGGTGGTCAAGTCAATGAAGAATTCTTTCGTCAACAACTAATACAAGAACTTGGATCAACAAACTTTGATGATGATGCTGCGGATACAGGTGGATTTGCTCCTGGCCAACTATATTTTTTTACATACCAAGCACAAACAAAACAACCATATTATGACATGTATCCACTATCATATGTGATTGAATATCAAACAGGTGGGTTTCTTGGTTGCAATCTTCACTACCTTCGTTTGACTCAAAGAGAAGAACTTGCGATGAGCTTACTAAATAACTCTGCTCAGGGTGCGATTGCTGTGCCTCGTCGAACTCTACATAAATATGTTTATGCTGGTGTCAGAGGTCAACCATATCGAATTCCAGAATCTGAATGGACAGACGTGGCTCAATTGCCAACTGAAAAATTTGTCGATATGAGAGGGATTAGTGTCCCACGAAGTAGAATTTACAACACAAACTAATG